TGTGTGATGAAACCTGAAACAACAACTGTGTTTAGTTTTCCAATGATGTCACCCAAAGGTTCTAGACTTAGAGATGACCTCTCTGCTATAGATCAGTTGAATGTTTGGTTGATCTATCAGGAACATTGGTGTGAACATAAACCATCTATCACTGTTACAGTTAAGGAAGAAGAGTGGCTTGATGTTGGAGCATTTGTGTTCAAGCATTTTGATAAGATGTCAGGTGTATCTTTCTTGCCACACTCTGATCATGTTTATCAGCAAGCACCTTATCAGGAGTGTACAGAACAAGAATATGATGCTATGCTTTCTAGAATGAGAAGTAGAATTGATTGGTCTAAATTAAGAGACTATGAAAAAAGTGATACTACCTCTGGCAGTCAGACTATGGCTTGTAGTGGGGATAGTTGTGAGATAGTAGATATAGGAGCATAGAATGACAGTAATACACGCCAAAGATACTTGTGCAATGTGTGGTAATTACCTTGATGATGATCTTAAATGTTATGAATGTAGGGATTGTAATCCTCACATAGGTGGTCTTCTTGATGATAAGGGTGGAGAGATATTTACAGGTGAGTATGGTTCAACAAATGAAAAGTTTGATCCTGTAAACAGACCACCTCATTACACAATACGAGATGGTATAGAGTGTATTGACTACATGAGACAGGTGTTAGGACTACAGGGTTTCATAGATTATTGTCATGGTAATGTAATAAAGTATCAACATAGATATAACTATAAAGGAAAACCTGTAGAAGATATGCAAAAGGCACAGTACTACCTCAACAAAATGATTGAAGCATTGAAAGAGAAGCACAAATGAAGTGGAGCAAGTTGGAAATGGAAGCCAGAAACTTTAACAAACTACGTATGATAAAGACAAATAATAAAGATAAAGTCTTGACGACAAGAAGGTTTCTGGCAGGTCAAGCACTATCAGGTATTATTGCTAGAAGTCCTAGTTGGACTAATAAAAAAGATCTAGTGAGAGAGGCATACGAGTGGGCAGATAAGATGTTAGAAGAGGGTTAGACCTACTTTAAGTCACCAAAGAATATATCATCATAACTTTTAAGTAAAGACTGTATCTTTAGCAAAGTAGGAAGTGAGTTCTCCTCTTTTAAGAGATCTTCCAGTTCCCCATCAATACCTAAAAAATCCATAATCCTATTAACTTTATCTTTGTCTTTAGTGTCAAGAACTCTCAAAATATTTATGGATCTAGGCATACCTTTTTCTAAAACATCCATCATATTTATTCTAGTTTCTTCTTTCATTCTTCTAAGTATTTCCTGTTTCTTTTCAAGAGGTAACTTAAAGTAATCAGGATTGTTACGTAAGTATTTAATAGCAGATGACTCAAAAAAAGGTGCTGCTATATTTTTCATTTTATTTCTTATGTTTTCTGGCGCATCAATTCTTCCAAGAGCTTCCCAATAAGGTTTACCTGCAGCATTCATCATCTGCTCTACAATATTTGGTGATGATAATCCTCTAACACCTAATATTTGTTTTCCCACATCAGGTGTAAATTGTTCACCCCTAGTAGCAGTAGCTTTTTGTGGAAGATCATCTGTGTCACCAAATATATTATTCATATAGCGCATCATTTGACCTTGTATACCTGCTCCCTCTTTTAAATTAGGATTCATATTTTTATCAGAAACTAAACCTACTATTTGATTGATAGGATCTAAAGGTCTAGTAACACCCTGAACAATTCTATTACCAGTTCCACCTAACATATCTATAAAGGGTTTAAAATTACCTTCAAGAATTTCATTTGATGCATAAACAATACTTTGTCCAACTCTGTCTAAATCTCTAACTGATTGTGCGCCAATTTGAACAGCTAACTCTCTTAGTAAATCTGGAGGTATTTCAGATCTATTAGTTATTATTTTTCTAACATCATCACTATCTCCCATAGCGTGAGCTGCTATTTGAGAGAGCAATCTCATAGTGGATATAGGCCAATCGTATCTGGTATCAGTAATAGATCCATCTTCTTTTATATCTTGATTATAAGAAAGGTTATTTTTTATCCTATCTTTAGCTCCACCACCTGTTCCACCTAATTCTGAAATAATATCGGCACTATAAATACCTAAATAAATAGTTGCCCAACCTGCAGCCCACTTACCAACTGCTTCTGCTCCTTCTCTGGTAGCAAAATCTAATTCATCTCCAGTAAGTTTTCTTATACCAAATCTAAAAGCATTAACTCCAGTTAAGTCTGCCATTGTAGCAACAGTTGTATTTAAAAAACTACCAAAAGGAACGACAAAACCTAAAGGACTTCTATTTGTTGCTATCTCTATACCTTTTGCCCAAGTTCTAGCTGCATATAAACCTTCTCTTCCGGGAAGAGTTGACCAATTTACAGAAGCTGTTTCTCTTTGCGTTCTAAATAAAGCTTTTTCTAAAACCATTTCTTTAAATCTATCAGATGCCATTTCTAAAGCAACATCAGGTCTACTATAAAAAACTTCTGGTGATACACCATACTCACGCATAATAGCTTGATTTGTGTTTGTTCCAAACGCCCAACGCTTTGTCAAGTCATCTTGCAATCTAACAAGTGTTAATGTTTGCGCTCCTTTTGTCACACTGTCTGCTGTTTTCCATAACATTCTCTCTGGTGCTACTGTTTTATCTAGATTAAAAACCTCCATAGATTCTCTAACACCACCATCACCAGAAACATCTCTGAATAATCTTGTATTAAAATCTGGATTCAACTCTAAGACTTTATCTGCATAACTCATAGGTAGATCTGGTGAAATCGCATCAGCAAATCTTCTACCTACTCCTGCTAATGAGCCATAAGCTCTATTAATATAAACTTCAGCTTTGTCAACATCACCATTTACATACTTGTAAAACTTACTTTGACCAAAATTAATAGCACTAGTTGCCAAATCTGCAGCTGAATTAAGAGATACTAAAGCTGTAAAACCTTTTATGTTTGCGCCAGTGGTTGATAAATGAGATGTCAAAAGTCTTTTATAAGTGGACATGATAAACTGCCCTCTCCTAGGATCTTCTTCCTTTAATCCTATACCTAAAACATTTTTGGCTTTCTCTACTGCACCTTTAGGATAAATATATTTTAGGTCTTTTAATTTAAAATTTTTAACAGCCTCTGTACCATCTTTTTTATTAACAAATAAAACATCTGCAGTATTACCTTTGATAGCTTTTATTGTTCCTATATTACCCCTGTCTGTAGGAGAAACCCTACTACCTATAGTTATACCTGTCTCCTGTTCTTTTTTTATAGAAGTTAATAATTCAAGTGCATCTAACCTAGTGTGTTTATCATTTTTATTAGGCTTCATTCTGTCTAAATTTGAAATAATTTGTAAACTTACACCTGCCTCTTTTGTTTGTTTTACAAGTTGTGACTCTAAACTAGCAGGTGTTACTTTATCACTTCCAACTGTTTTACCATCTTTACTTATAAACTTTAACTTATATTTTGAATCTTTTTCAAACTTTTTAACAATCTTTCTTACTTGTTTTGTTGATAAAAAATTTATAGAGTTAGCATAAACTGCTGTTTTATTACCATACTTTTCTATCATGGCATCATGGACAACAAAACCTGCTTCTTTTAAAACTTGTCCATAACCTTTTGTACCATCTTCAGGATTACCTTTAAAAAAGTATGTGAAAAAAGCATTCATAACTTCACTGTCTGTGAACTCTTCACCACTTTCTCTTATTCTACCATCAGCTACATCTTTTAATTCTGCCCATATTAAAAAGTTTTTTGTGCTACCTTTTATTGTTCCAAAATTTTCATCAACAGCATCAACAATTATATCTTTTTGAACTCTTTCTTTAAGCAATCTTTCTGCTTCTTCTACCCCTAGTTTTAAAGAGTTTTCATCAAATTCTTTATAAGATAAAAATTGAGGAGCAAGATCACTTTTTCTAAATTCTCTAGCTGTAGCACCCAAAGCAGTTAATGTAGGTATGACTACCATGCCACCTAAAGCAGTTAAACCTGTTTGCATTTTACTATATTCTTCTTGAACACCCACATTTATAAGTTGCATCTGATAACCTACATCTACACCTGCAGTTAGAGATGCATCTGCAATGGCAAAAGGTACAGCCTTTTTAACAGATTCACCAATAGCTTTAATAGCTGAAGTTTTAGTTAAACCTTTTTTAATACCATCTTTGTAAGCATTAATCATTAAAGAACGAGCAACTGCACCACCTGCTTTAGTTGCACCAAAACCTAAAACTTTTCCTAAACCTAAAGATAAAATAGTTGTAGGATCAAAAAGAGCAGCTTTTACATAATCAAAAGTAGCATCACCCATTTCTGACCAAGAACCCTCACCTGTAAAAGCATTAGTCATACCTTCACCAAAAAGATAATAACCTGCACCAACTTTCATCTTTGTGTCATCATCAGAGTTTAAACCATAAGCTAGTTCATTAGCTGTGGTTACTGTTTGACCACCTGCAAAAGATCTTTGATAATTCTGCCAGATCTCAAAAACTTTTTCTTTATCCATACTTCGGTAATCTCTACCACTTAGACCACCAACATCTCCACCTGCTAGACCAGTGGCAGTTCTTCTAGCTTTTGTTAAAGCTCCTCCGGGAGTATACCTAGCTTCTAAACTAGATATTACAACTTCCATAAGACGATCATCAGCAAGTATATCCTCTTTTGTAAGAGATTGAGGACCTCCATACTCTTCAAATATTTCATCTAGGTTTACATAAGAAGAATTATCTTCACCTACTGGAATTAAATTTTTAGGTTTATAATCTTCTGCATAAATCTTTTTTGTTTCAACCTCTTCAAAATCTTCAACGAATATAGGTCTTGGACTTTGAATACTAGGTAAAATGTTTTGAGAATCTTCAGCATAAATTACTCTTGGTTCAGTCACGCTATCTATCTCCTAGATCTGTAAACTTCAATCTCTTCTCCACTAGGTAATCTTAATACAGTTCCCTCATTAATTATACCCATATTAACTAACATTATTGCTGTTTCTTCATTAGCAACTAATGGAACTTCAAATAAAGAACTTTGGAAAGTTTCTGGCATTGGTATATCTTTGTATTTAGGATCATATTTAAGCATATCTTTAGCAAAAGAATTACCATATAAGCTTATTAATTTAGAGGGATTTTTATCAACATTAGTTAAAGATTCTTCAATATCTACTTTTCTCTGTGCTAATAGTCCTCTATCATTTTCATCTGCTGATGCAATAGCCCTGTTCAATAATTCTAACTCTCTTTCAGCTTTTCCAATAGTGCCACTAACAACAGTTTTGTAAATAGAAGGTAAGTCTTTTAATTCTATTTTTTCTGTTAATGTAAATGTTGCATCTGAAAATGTTGCAGATCCGGGAACTATTAAAGATTCTCTTAACATTTCTCTTTCAGCTTCAGTTATTACTATACCAAACTCTTCTGCCATTTTATCTATATCAATTTCAAATTCAGTAGGATCTGAAAATGTTGCAGATCTCTCTATAGAATCTATCATATATTCAGGAAGTTTTTCAACAGGCTGTGTTTTTTTGAGAGATGTTAACGCTTTATTTGTTCCAGATAACAAAGTTTGAAATACAGTAGGATTTTCAGTAGCTATTACTTTAGATAAAAAATCATCACTATATCCTTGATTTTGAAGAAATTGAATTTGATCATCAGTTATACGAGATTTAGATTTCATAGATGAAGATTTTGGTGTTTTAGAAATTTTACTAAAATAGTCTAAAAACTCCTCTTTGTTTCTTCTTCTTAAAGTCTCTTCTTCAAGATCAAGTTTTTTCTGGATTAAAATATTCTCATCTCTTTTGTCAAGAGCATCAGCTATACCTTTTAATGCGTATCCACTAACCATTACATTCTCCTCGCCATTAGACCTTGTTGTTCAGGTTCTTCCATTGGCTCTTCCATAGTCTCCTGTGGTTCAGGCATCTCTGTATCTTCCAAGGACATAGGATCAGATTTATCTTCCCCTCTTAATTCTTTTAACATACGTTTAGCTCTTGATACATTTCTACTGTAGGTGATAGCTTGTTTAGCTTTTTTATTTCCAAATCCCTCTTCAAACTCTATTCCTGCACGTAAAGCTGCACCCTTAATAAACTCATGGAGGACAGGTGCAATGATTAAACTAATATCAATACTGTGAATACCTTCCATAACAGCACTTCTTAAAATACCCTCTACAAGGGTGACAAGATCTAAACCCTCTTCAAGAAAAAACAATACGTCATCCATTGCTCCTTCTTTCATTAGGTTATCAAGATGTAATTCTAGAGCTTCTCTAGGATCTGTTACATCAGGTAATCTTTCATAAGGAGCAGACTTTGAAGGTGTTGTTAAAGACTGTCCCGGTATCGGTCTATCAAATTGCATCTTATTTTACCTTTAGTTAAAATATCTGTTAAAGAATTTTGTTGCCCTACGTTTACGTTCAGGTATATTAGCTGATTCTGAAGCAGGTCTTAAAAATTCATTAGTAAATATTTGAGCAGCTTCTTCTGCGCTACCTACATTCTCAAGAAGTCTTAGCACTTTTGACTCTGGACTGTTTTGTAATTCATAAAACATAAAATCTCTAAAAGCTTTATATGTTCTTGAGTCTTGATTTTTTGCTTTAGAGAATGCTAAGAAAGCATCCTTTCTTGCACCTATATCAATTAAACCATCATAATCATTTTCATTAATTAACTTTTGTCTTTCAGCATTATTAATACCACCCATGTTTGTGTACTGAGCAGCTGAAACTCCCGGACCATCTATTTCATTATAACGAGTAAATCCTAATGATTCATAGTCAAGGCTTCCAACAATTCCTGCAATGGCCTTATCACTTAAACCTAACTCTGTTAAATCATCTGCTATTAAACTTGAAAATTCTTCAGGATCTGTACCAATATATCCACTGCCTGTAAGCTTACGTAGTTTTAAAGGATCATCAGATGATATTCCCACAGAAGTTAATCTACCTTTAGCCATCTCCTCTGTTTCTGAAGATCCTAAATAATCTAGGTTACTTTGATAAAACATATCAAAATAATCTTGTACAGGATTAATAGGTTCATCAGCATCCTCTTCAATTTTATATTTACGAGATCCTAGTCCTCTAACTATACTTGTCTTTCTAGCTTTTCTTTCTTCATCTTTTCTAAACATTTCTGCAGGAGAACCACTCTCACCTGCAAGTCCACCTGTAAAAAAATCTCTTAAGTTTTTCAAACCATCAATATACATTAAAACCTCCAAAGTCAGTATCAAAACGATACACGAAACAAAAACAAGTAATATCTTGCGTGACATTTATTCTTTTAAATTTTTGAAAGTATACCACCAAAACCACCTGTAAAACCACTACCAAAAAGAAACCTTGAGAAGAGTGAAGCTTTTCCTGCTTCTGCCGCAGCTTTTTCTTTAGCATCAAGTTCTATTCTAAGTCCTTCTAATTCTTTATCACCAAGTAATAACTGCATTGCTCTGTCCATTGCGTTTTCAGAAGAGGTCATTGCAAAACTCATTAAGTCTCTTTCTCTCTGCCAAATCTGATCTATAGATTTATTAGTTAAACCATTTACATCTTTAGCAAATTGAAAGTTACTTTGATTAGCCGCAGCTGTATTTATAGTAGTGGTGTCTTGTCTCCACTTAGCATTAGCTTGTGCTATTTGTGCATACATTTGTGAATTAAAAATTTCTCTTTGATTTTGTAACTCTGAATTAAACTTTTGTATAGCATTAGTTTCACCTGCATTAAACTGGTTCATAGCATTAGTTTGTGCAGAGTTAAACTGACTAATTTGTGCTTTCATTGTATTGTTAAACTGATCTACCTGCATTTGACTTGAAGCATTAAATTGTTCAAAAGCATTAGCAGAGGCTGTATCACTTAAAATAGTATTAGCTAAAGTTTGTGCCTTAAAAATTTCTGTTTGTTGTTGATTACTGAGATTTGACATATCTATCTGTAAAAAATTCTGTGCATTCTGAACTCTAGCTTGTTGTATATTACTTAGATTTTGTGTTTCTAATTGGGAGATTTGAGCAGCTTCAGCCATGACAAGAGCCTGTCTATTATTTAGATTAGCAAGATCTACAGTCTGTGCCATACGTGCATTTTCTAGTGCAACCTGCTGTTGAGCATTAAAGTTCATGTTAGCAACCTCACTGACTTTAGCTGCATTCATAACTTTAGTTTGAAAGTTCTGATCAAACTCCATGTTTAAAAATTTAGCACGTTGCTCTGCCTTTAACATAGCCATCTGCTGTTTGTTAGATGCATCAGCCATTGCTATAGGTAAAGCTGATTCCATAGCAGCCTGTATAGCTGCCTGTCCTGCTAAACTAGATGCACCTAGTCCTCTTGATGCCATACCTGCTAGTGCATTACGCATAGCTCCTGCAGCCCATGCAGGTGTATCTCCTTCTTCAAAATCCTGCATTAAAGTAGACAGTTCATCTTTAACTGTTGCAGCCTGTACTTCCCCTGTTCCAAATGCCTGACCTACTCTACGTTGATCTACAGTGCTACCTGAGATCATTTCTCCTTCTTGCATTGTACGAGTAGGCGCACCCTGTACTTTCTGAGCAGTGCCTATTTGAGCTGCATCAACACTTCCTACTTGAGTAGATGTAGGATCTTGTGTGGCTGCCTGAATTGTTTGTGTAGGACCTGCTGATTGAGCTGCTTGTGTCTGACTAAGTGCAGTCTGAACACCCTCTTGTGCTGTCTGAGCAGTTGCTGTTGGTGTCTGAACAGGAGCAGGTGTATCTGCCGTAGCTACCTGACCAACCATTGCAGGGTTAGTGACAATAGGAGCAACTCCGGGAGCTTGACCTGTTGTGGCAGGTAAAACAGTTCCTGCTGTATCTGGATTAACATAAGCAGGAGCAGCAGCGACAACAGTTCCTGCAGGATTTAACATGGCACTAGCTGTTAGATTAGCCTGACCTTGAGCTAGTTGTTGAAGATTAATGTCCTGTCCTCCAACATTAAACATAGGTGACTGACCACCAGTAGTTCCACCAGTAGTAGTGTTAGTATCTGTGTTTGTATCAGTATTAGTATTAGTGTTTGTATTGGTGTTAGTGTTAGTTCCAGTATTAGTATTAGTAGCTGTATTAAGATTAACAGAAGTCGTTCCTGTACCACCTGTTTGTGTTGGTGGAGTTGGTGTAACTACTGTTGCATTAGGTGCTGTAGAGCCAAACTTTACGTTCATATTAACAGCATTTTGTGTTTGTTGTCCTGCACCTTCAGCTTTAGCTTGAGCCATCCACTGTTCTTTTGTAAAAGGTGCATTACTAAAATTATAGTTTTCAAATGTGGATAGATCTTTATAGTCACCACCAGATCCACTAATGTATTTATTCATTTCAGCTAAAGTAGTTGGCATACCACCACTTTGAAAGTTTTGTACAGGTGCATAACCCTGTGGAATAGGATTAGTAGGATTCCATACTCCATTAGGATCTATTGTTCCTGTAATATACAAAGTCATACCTTGGGGATTTCTGTAGAGTCTTTGCTCTATCATACCTGTTGCACCTGCTGCTGTCTTTTCTGCAAGTGTTTGAGGCTGTAAATTCTGAGCTTGAAGATTAGCCCTATCTTGAAACTGTTGAGCTTGTCTATCTACATTAGCTTGAAAAGTAGGAGATTTCTCCATAGTCACACCTTCAGGTGCTGTGACAGTCGGTGTTTGAACAGGTGGCATTGCAAAAGGTGCTGTGGGTAAAGTTACAACACCATCAGGAGAAAAAACTTTTTGTGCTTGTTGAAGTTCTGCAGGATCAGGTGTAACAGAAACTGTTGCAGGTTGTGTTACAGGTGTAGTAACATCAGGAATAGCAACAGATGCAGCAGGAGTAGTGTCTGTGGGAGTAGTGGTTTCTTCTGGAGTATCATCTGTGGTCTCCTCTTCTTCTGGTGTATAACCATAACCTGCAACAATGCCCATTTCTAAAGCTTTTTTAGCATCATTAGCAATTAGTGGTTGAAACTTTCCATCAGCATCTGTATAACCTACAAGGATAGTTCCATCAACATTTTTTCCTTGTAAGACCTGATTGTATATACTTGTGTCATTTACGTTAGGGTCTAAGGTTTTATTTAACTCTGTACCTTTAAAATAATCTGCACGAACATCACCACGACCACGTATGTAATCACCATAACCTGCAGCTCCCTCATTACCTTTAGCTATTGCTCTTTTGTAATCAGCTTGATACTTGCTTCTTGCCTCTTCATCATCTTTTCCACCACCAACACCTACAGTTGCTTTTCTGTAAGCTTCTCTAATATATGGATTTCCGGGAGCATCACCTCCTGTAGCAAAAGCATTTGATAAATCATCTAAACTTAATATATTACCATAACCTGTTACACCTTTACCTTCCTCTTTTTTCAAAAATTCTTCTGCTTTTTCTAAACTATCAATTTCTGGATATTTATTTGCAGGATCAAACATTCCACCACCATTAGAAAAACCTAATCGTTCACTTTGAACTAATGCACCTTTGTTAGCAACCATTGCTTCTGCACTAGCTCCTAATTTTTTTGCCATTGTATCTATAACATTCCATTTATTAGGTAATGGTGGATCTAAATTAAAAGCTTTTGTTAATTTTTCTGCAGCTTCTGTAGCTGTCATGCTTCTTTTCTTTGCCATCTAATTAATCCTTGCTCAATACTTTGTCTAACTTGTCTTCTAGTCTATGTAGGGCATCCATGACTTGTGTAAGATCATCTCTTAATTCTTTACGAGTAGCGTACTCTTCTCTCGTTTTATTCAGCAGTATGTCTATACGTTTAACTTCCTGTATAAGACCTCTAAATGCCCATACAGCAGGAGCTATAACTAATGTTAATATGATGTTCCAGAACATCCACATACTTATTTCCATCTACTACTCCTGTATTGATTTAAGATACCACACAAGCCAACCTAGACCTATAATTGTACATATTAAAAATAATATAAACACACCTTCTATACATCTATCTTTGAACTCTTGTCTCTTGTACAATTGCTCTTGTCTAGCTTTTCTGATCTTACCTTCCATTGCCAATAATTCATCCCAAGCCTTGTGTCCATGAGAAAATTGTATGAAAGTTTTAAGCTCATATCTTTGCTCTTCTAGTTTCTTTTTGGCAGCAAATGCTTCAAGTGCTTCTTGTTCTATTGATCCAAATACTTTACGAAAGATAGGAGGGTTCTTAGCCTGTTTTTCTTTTTGTTCTACATCAGATACAGCACTCATCCACCTTGACAGATCACCTGTCATGGATTCTATATCACGCCCTGCTTGAAATGCTCTTTTAAGACCTGCAAATGCTGTACTCGCTGTTGTTAATGCAGCCCCTATGGTAATGGGGTCAAACATATTCTACCAAGGCACTCCAGTTGATTTAGTATTAGCTTTTTCTATTTGAGCTGCACACTTCTCTGTTAGCCTTTTTTCTATAGCATCTACTTTCATTCTTTCATCAGACTGTGCATTACAAGCTGATTTGACCCACCCTATAACATCACTTTCTTTCAGATCATCATATTTGATGAAGCTACTTGCTGAAGCATCATAGGTGCAAGTATACTTACCTGCCTCTAATGCTCTTGCTGTGCCATCTACGCCAGTGCATTCCCATCTGACTTCTGTTACACCACCATCAGCAGTTGTTCTCTGCATCTGGTTTATCTTCCAAGTTATTGTTGCTGCCATTTTATTCTCCTTCTAATTTAGCTATTCTTGCTTCAAGTTCTTGTATTGTCTTTACTAATAATGGTACTAGTTTAGAAGCATCCATACTTTGATGTACAGGATTGCCATCATCATCTACCTCATTATGTGTTCCTGAAACTGCTTGTGGTACGACTGACTGAACTTCATGTGCAAGAAAACCATCAACTGTTTCATCTGACTCAGCAATAAAATTAAATCGTGCAGGTTTGAGTTTCTTAAGTCGTGTTGTTGCATCCCAATCATATATTACATTTTCTTTTAATCTGTAATCAGAGGTAGAGCCATAAGTTGTTGCCGTGTTGGTAACATTTATCTCTCCTACATTAGCACCTTGTGATGAACTTCTAAAAAGTGCGATACTTCTTTGACTACCATCTGTAGGTCTAGCTAATTGAAGTTGTGCTGATTCAGCACCTGTGCTTATAACAAGAGGAAAGGAATTAGATGTAGTTCCGACTCCGATATGTCCATTAGATGAAATTCTAACACGTTCAGCAAGAGAACCTCCCTCAGATTTAGTACTAAATATAATATGACCACCACTATCGTCACCTGCATTACTGTCGCTTGTTTCTGACCTAGCTTGAATAACACCAACTATTACTCCATCTGCATCATTATTATTGTCGTCTGCATTATTAGAATTGTAAAACCTAAGTTCACCTAAAGATTGATTATCAGTGCTTGTGCTACGACCTAAGTTTACAACACCTGCATTTCCAGATGAACCATGAACTTGCAAGTATGTATTGCTTGCTCCAACTCCACCACCATGAATACTTGTTTGTTCATCACCAATAAGAATGTCGCCATCTTGGTCAATTCTGAGCCGTTCTACAGTTGCAAAAGGACTTCCACTTTCTCTTACAGCAAAAGCTAAATAAGGATTTGTTCCTGAAATTACACCTGAACGTATTTCATTTTTTGCACTTAAACTTGATGCAGGTTGATCTAATTTAAAAACTGTTGTAGCAGAACCACTGCCTGCTGTTTCTCCTTGAACATGAAGTATAAAATCAGGGGCATTTGTCCCAATGCCAATCCTATCATTACCTGCATCAACAAATAACATATTAGCATTAGCTGTGCTTTCAACACGTAAGTCTACGTTAGCAGCATCTTGATTAATTATAGTTCCTGTTCTAAATATACCAAAACGCTGTGCATCAGACCCTCCAACCAAGGTTGTAAATGTAAGTTGACCATCTTCTGTGCCTTCAGAGGAGTCGCTTATTGAACTTTCAATTTTTGCATAAGTTGTAGTATTACCACCCTCGTCCTTACCTTGAAAATTAATCCTACCCATAGCATCACTATCATTTGGAGAAGCAGAATTACGAAAAAAATCAATAGCTGGTCCTTTATTAGCATCTGCATCAGTGCTTTCTAAAACAAGTTGTGAAGTATTATCTGATGTAATTACACGCATAGGAACACCAACATCTAAACCAAAACTAGGGTCATTCTTTCGTATTCCTATAGCATCTGCACTAGCATCTACAAAAATCATGTGCGTTGAATTATCACTCTCAACGCGAAAGTCTATAGCACCACCATCATCATTAAAATTTGTTTC